ACCTGGAACGTGTCGCCGGGGTTGATCGGGGCCGGCATCGGCTCCCACAGGTCGAGGCTGGCGAGCCCGCCGGCGAGGCCGTGCGCCCGCACCTCGACCGCGGCGCCGGCATTGGCACCGGAGGTCCAGACCAGCCGGCCGGCCTCGAACCAGCGCGAGACGTAGGCGGAGAGGCCGGACGCCGTGACGCTGCGGGCGCTCCTCACCGTCGCGACCGTGCCGGCGCCGCGGATCGCGGCGGCCCCGGCATCGATCCCGCAGCGGGCATCGCCCAGCAGCGCGTCGCAGGAGCGTTGGTAGACCCGGCCGCGGGGCTGGTTGAGGCGATCGGCGAGACCCCGCACCTCCGCCGTGAACGCGGTGGGCCCGCGCGAGACCTCGCCCACGGTGCCCGACAGGATCAGCACCCGATCGGCCGGGCTCGCCCAATCGACCCGCCACACCGCGACCGCGGCGCCGTCGAACAGGCCCCGCGCCAGCTCGCTTTCGGCCAGGCGCCCGCTCGTGAGGGCGCCGACGATCTCCAGGCTGTCGGCCGCGAGGCCGGTGCCCTGCTCGACCGCCGTGCCGGTGGCGCCGCTCTCGGCCGAACAGGTCACGCCGTCGACCACCAGATCCTCGTCATGGTCGGTGAAGCCGAGGCGCAGGCCATCGGAGCGGGTGACGATCCAGCAGTGGCATAGCGTGGTGACCCCGCTCGCGAGGTGCGCGGCGAGGGAGGGAGAAAGCGTCTTCATGGCGGCTACCGGCGGATCTCGATGACCGGGATGTCGGCGACGAGGCCGGCGCGCAGGGCCTGGTGGTCGATCTCGATGCGGTCGGTGGCAAAGCGCACCGGCACGTCGAAGAGAAAACCCGCGGTGACGACCGCGCCCGCGGCGGGCGCCGCTTTCAGGGTGACGAGGCCGGTGGCGACGTCGAGGGTGAAGGCGGCGGCCCCGAGCGCGACGCCGCCGACCGCGATGCTCACCGAGCCGGCGACCGGCTTGGTGATCGGGCGGGCATAGGGGGCGAAGGCGGCGCCGTAGGTCTTGGCGAGGGGAAACGCCCGGGTGGTGCCGTCGCCGGTGCCGAGGCGCTGGTCGGTGGGGGCGGGCGTCCGCCCGGGCGCGGCGGAGCTGTGGTCGAAGGTGTCGCGCCAGCGAAAGCCGTAGAGCGGTCCCCGACGCTCCTCGAAGAAGGCGAGGAGCGTCGCGACATCCTCGGCCGAGCGCAGGGCGGGCCCGGCATTGTAGCGGCGACGCGAGTGGCGCCAGAGGCTGTTTCTCTCCTCGTCGCCGGAGCCGAGGGTCACGATCTCGGTGCGCCGCTCCGGCCCGCCGCGGGAGCCGTAGGAGAGAGCGAGGGGAAAGCGCACCTCGTGGAAGGGGGGCGACATGGCGAAAATTCATCCCCTATGAGCTTAGTAGTTCGATGAGCAGCGTTCGAGGCCTATCAGATGCTCGACCGCTTAGACTCCATCAGTAGGAACTCTGGAGCAATCCAGTTGCCATCACGACCGCTAACGCCTTCCGACGATCAATCCACGATGTGCGGCAAGGCGCCATTAATTGTCATGTGATTGTGTCATTTTTGCAACTACACTTACACATAAGTTGATATAGCGTGTTTCACGCAATCATAAGACGGGAGTCAAAGTCATGGCACGTCAGTGGTATGGGAAAAAGGCTATAATTATTGGCTTATCGGTGCTGGCTGGCGATGTCTTCGTGTTTGACTCTGCTTATTCGCAGTCAAATTGTCCGCCAGATATGCCTGCAGGTTGTAAATGCGTAAGAGGTAAGCCAAATTGCCGCTACGTTATGATTGACAGCAATACTGGCAAAATTTCCTTAAAGCCCACTGCTACATTAAAAAACATTTCTGATGTCAGCAAAGAGCTGATGGCTTTAGATCAATCAATCTCTAAAAGATGAATGGGTAGGTGGTTATGCGCCATATCCATTTTATTCCGCTCCTGCTGATGTTGTTGTTGCCAGCTTGTGGGGTAAGGGTTCCGCAAATTAACGAGGCTTGGCAGCCTGCTGATGTAGATGATGATCTCATATATAGAATTGTAAAAAGTATACGCTGCGAAATAATAACCGCATCTAGAGAGTTTCATGAAGAGAAATATACAGACGGTCCACGCATCGACCGCCTTCTGCCTGACGATTGGGGTGTGCAGTTTACGTTGACGCTAACAGCCGATGAAAAAAGCTCTGTAAATCCCAGCGGATCGTACAATCGTAACATAAGTTCTGCCACAGACATCTTGGCACCAGGTGGAAAGGTCGCTCAGAGCTTAATTCTGCCATTTTCTGTCGGGGTCTCTTCCCAGGCTGTTAGAACAGATACCTACTACTTCTTTTATACGGTTCCAGAGCTCGTTCGACAGAGAGCACTTCCAACAGAGTGCGGCGAGTGGAACCCTGTCACGAAGCGGGTCGATCTACCTCTAGACCGCAGCGGCTCTTCCTACCTGCTCAGTGGTCAATTGGGTATCAGATCATGGATGAGCAAAGCATTAGCCGTCAATCGCGGAATACCCCAATCCAAATCTCCAGCCGGAAAAAACTTACAAGTTCTTCAGTATCAAATCAAATTTGTTGTGGATACGTTGTTGTCTGCTAATCCTATGTGGAAGCTCGCGGCTGTTTCTACAGGTGTCGGCGGTCAGCCCCTTTTCAGCGCTGATAGAACTAGAACACATGATATGCTTCTTACTTTGGGGCCGACAGATGTAAGTAAGGGTGGCGTGGTGCCAGTTGGGCCAGCAGTTGCACTTCACACAACCGGGCAGTTTGAGCAGGCGGTCAGTAATGGGTTCAGACAGGCTCTGGGTCGGTAAGTGCGTGTATCAAAGCATGATCGAATAATTTTGGTCCGCTCAAATATAAGGAATAGATCATTGTTCGCCGTTCGATTATTCGTATGATTATATGAATTCATTCTAGAAACCCCGTACGCCCCGCTGCACCGCCCGCGCCAGGGCCGCCGTGAGCTGCGCCTCGGCCCGCAGGAAGCTCGGCGCGTCCGGGCTTTGCACCGTGAAAGTGACCTGAACCGGCCGCGTGGGTGGGCTCCGGCCGGAGCCGCTCCCCGCATCCTCGGCCCAGGCCGTGCCACCCGCCGCCGGTCCCGTCGCGCCACCCGGAAGTACCCGCTCGCCGATCGCCGCGAGGCTGCGCCCGGCCCAGCCGCCCTGGGCGAGGCGGCGTACGCCGCCGCGGTTGATCTGCTCTAGGAGACCGGCATGCGCCGAGGCCGATCGGGCGTTGACCACGAACTCGCCGTTCGAGAGCAGGGCCGGCACCGAGTCGGACGTGCCCGAGCCGGGGCCGCGCACCGGGCCGCCGCCGGCGAGCCAGAGTGCGCCGTCGGGGCCGATCACGTCGCCCCCGGTGGCGGTCGTCCGGGTGAACAGGTCCTTGAGGAGTCCCGACACCGTGCCGGTGAGCCCGCCGACGGCGTTGGAGCCGGCGCTTGCCGCCGGCGCCGTGCCGAGCAGGCCGGCCATCGGGCCCTGGCCGGTGAACACCGCCTGCAGCGTCGCCCGGGCGATCTGCTTCTCCAGGCTGCGCAGCACGTCGCCGAAGCTCCGGCCCTCCAGGATCGCGTCCGCGAAGGCGTCCGACAGCGCCTGGCCGAAATGCCGGGCGGTCTCGGCGAGCTGGCGCTCGGCCTGTTCGAGGTCGGCGAGCTTGTCCCGGTAGCCGGCGGCCGCCGCGGCCGCGGCCCGGATGCGGGCGGTCTGCTCGCCGGTGAGCGTCACGCCATTGGCCTTGGCGACCTCCTCGGCCTTGGCCAGCTCGATCGCCGTGCGCTTCTCGGCGTTCGAGAGGTGGTAGGCCTCCGTCTCCGCCTTGAGGGCGGCGGTGGACTTCTCCAGGCCGGCGATCAGCGTCTCGATCGGGTCCTGCGCCTCGGCGGCCCCGCGGCTCGCGCGGCCGGGGGAGGCCGGGAGCGGGTTCGAGCGGTCGCCCCGCGGCACGATGCTGACCGAGAGCGGCTTGCCCTCAGTCGCCTCCCGCGCCTTGCGCCGGTCCTCGTTGGTGAGGTCGACCACGCCCGTGCCGGTGCCGCCCCAGTTGCCGGCAAGCCCCATGGCCTTCAGGCCCTCGAACAGCCGGTCCCAGCCCGACCAGTTGCCGAGCGCGGTGACCGCCTCGCCCACCTGCTTGAGGTAGCCGTAGAGGCTCAGCACCGCCGCCGAGGCCCGGTTGACCGAGGCGATCCACTCCGACCAGGCGAGGAGCTGGCGGTTCTGGTAGTCGGCGATGTCCTTCTGCAGCGGCGCCAGCGCCTCGGCCAGCACGGCGCGGGATTTCTCCAGCTCGGCATTCACCCGCCGGGCGGTCTCGATCTCCTCGGGCGAGACGATCCGCTCGCCCCCGGCGGCCCGCATCCCGTCGAGGCTGCGCCGCATCGCCTCGATCACGGCGCCGCCCTCGCGAAGCTTGGCCTCGAACTCGCCCCCGAACATCGTCTTGCCGAGGTCGAAGGCGGCGAGCTGGCGGTTGGCGGCGAGCAGCTCCTGCACCAGGTCGAGCATCACGCGGATGCGCTGCTCCTGGTCGCCCGCCGCGTCGTAGCGGGCGAGTGCCCCGGCGCCGAGGTTGCCGGCCGAGACGTGGTCGGCGAGCGCGCTGCGGATCGGGCTCGTCGCTGCGGCGCCGTCGCGCCCGAGCGTCACCGTGGCGGCCTCCCGGGCCCGCAGCAGCATCGCCTCGAGGGTCTTGGCCTCGGCGCCGAGTTCCTTGGCCTGGCCGAGCCAGGCCTGGAACAGCGTGGTGCCGACGCCCGCCGCGCCGGCCTTGGTCGCGAGGTCGACCAGGCCCTGCATCCGGTCGGCCGCCGCGGAGGCGGCGTGGTCGGCGAGCTTGAGGAGCGCCACCAGGGCGACGAGGCCGGCGAGCGCGCTCACCCCGGCGGCCCCGGCCGGGGTCGCCATCACGGCCGCCATCGTCTGCGCCATGGTGGTGCGCAGGAGCGCGAGCTTGAACTGCGCCGCCGCGGTGCCGGTGGCGATCGAGGTGGTGATGGCCGCGCTCGCCACGTTGGTCTCGCCGGCGGCGCGGGCGACGGCGCCGGCGATCGCCACGGCATTGCCCTGGCTGTCGTTGGCGGCCTTCAGGCCGGCGGCGGTCATCGCGGCGTAATCGTCGCCGACCGCGCGGGCGACCTTGGCGACCGCTTGGCCGTAGCCCCCTTGCGCCTGGGCACCCTTGTTGAGCGCCGCCGAGACTAGCCCGACATTGGTGACCACCGAGGCTGCGAGGTCGGTCAGCCCGGCCTTGGCGGAGGAGACGTCGGTCGCAAAGCGGATCTTCAGCGGCTCGCTCATCCGGGTATCCTTCGCGTCACGCCTGCCGGTGCTCGGCCAGCGCCGTCAGGAAGGCGTCGAGGCTCGGCGCCGGGGCCTCGTCCTCGCCGCCGTGGAAGCGGCGGAAGCCCTCGAGCATCGCCAGCATCTCGGGCAGGGTAAGGGCGTCGACCGCCCGGGGCGTCAGCCCCATCATGCCGCCGGCGCGGTACCAGACGGAGAGGTCGCCGGGGCGTCGCTCCTCCCCTCCGTCACCCCGTTTCCCTCCGGCTCCACCCCGGCCACCGCGGCCGAGAGCAGGTCGGCGGCGAGCTGCAGGTGGGTGGCGAGCGGCTGCTGGTCGAAGTTGAAGCGCATCAGCGCCTCGGCCCCGGCCAAGTCCTCGCCGCCGCCGATCAACCCGAGGCGGATCGTCTCGCGCAGGTCGGCGGCGTAGAAGCGGTGGCTGGCGAGCCTGAGCTGGATCTCGCCGATGCCGGCGGTGCAGATGCGCTCCAGCTCGCCGATGCAGCCGAGGGTGAGCTGCAGCTTGCGGTGCCGCCCGCCGAAGGCGGCATAGACGGCGGTGCGGGAGGTGTCGGGCGCCATCAGCTCGCCGCCGTCCAGGCGAGGGGCCCTTCGCCGCGCAGCTGGCCGCTGAACTTCACCACGCCGTTGTCCTGCGAGGAGAGCTTCAGGTTCTCGAACCACACCGCGCCGTCCCAGCGCCCGCCGCCGGCGGCCGCGACCTTGGCGACCAGGACCTGGATGTAGGTCGGCAGGTCGGCGGTCGCCGCGGCCTGGAGGATGCGGAAGCCCTTGGCGTCGGCGATGCCGGAGAACGAGGTGTTCCAGGCCCGGGCCTTGAGGAAGGAGCGGCGGCTCGGCACCTGGTCGGGGGCGTCGGTCTCCGGCACGGTCGCGTCATCGAACTCGTTGACCCACTCGATCTCCTTGGTGGTGATCATCGCCACGAAGTCGGGGGTGGTGTCGGTGGCGGAGTCCTTGAGCAGGACGCGCAGGTCCTTGCCGCCGAAGGGGACGGTCTGGGTCATCGGGTTCGCTCCGGTGAAGGGGGGATCTCGGCCGACGCGACGCTCGGAGCGGTGCCCGAGGGAGCTTGCGTCGGTACTAATGCGACCCTATCTCAGGGGTCGTATTGGATGTCGCATGAGCAGCCCCGAGATCTACCCGCTCCCGAAGGCCGCCTTCGTTCTGCGCGAGCCCGTCCGGGAGGTTCGGCGGACCGTCGAGCGCAAGCACGTCGATTGCCAGCTGGTCTCCTACGGCGGCCGCAAGGTCCGCGCGCTGGACCACAAGACGCTGGTCTTCCTCAGCTGGGCGCGGGACCACCGCGACGACCTGAATGCGGCGCTCTGGGGCAAGCTCTACGCGGCCCTGCAGCAGCATGCCGAGCTGCCGACCCATCTCGAGGCCGGCGTCTTCCGGGCCTCGCTGGACGAGGCCGCGCAGCAGGTCGATGACCGCCTGCAGGCCTTGCGGGACCTGGAGACGTCCGTCGAGCATGACGCCAAGGGCGACGTCGTCCTCAAGGGCACGCGGGTCGAGGTCCATCGCCTCGCCGCGCTCCTCGACGGCGGAATGGCGATCGAGGACGTGCTTCGGGACTATCCCAGCCTGAGCCGGGACCAGCTCGCCTTCGCCGAGGCCTATGCCGCCGCCCATCCGAAGGCGGGGCGCCCCTATCCGAAGCTGACGGCGAAGGCGGCCCTCGCGCAGGCCGACCTGAGCGCCTTGGACCTCGACGATTAGGTGCTGGCCTACCTCCTCGACACCGACGTCATCAGCAAGCGGAGCGGCCCGAACGGCAAGGCCATCCGCCGCTGGCTCGCGAGCATTGACGACAACACACTCGCGATCAGTGCCATCACGGTCTTCGAGATCGCGCGGGGCGTGCAGAAGAAGCGGGATGCCGGCGATGCCGCTGTGGCTGCGACGCTTCAGGCGGCCCTGGATGCGCTCAAGGAGGGCTTTGCCGGCCGGATCCTGCCCGTCGACGGCGACGTGGCGGAGGCCTGGGGCCGGCTCGCCGGCCCGGATCGCCCGCAATGGATGGATCGGGGTCAGGTCGCCACCGCGATGCGGCACGGTCTCGTTCTCGTGACCTGCAACGCGAAGGACACGAAGGGCCGGGGCGTTGCCGGGATCAGCCCCGACCACGAGACCCCGGGCCGCTGGGCGCCCGACGGAAGCGAAATCCGGTGATCCGCGCCCGTCCGGTCGCGTGAGGGCCGCCGCTACGCATCGAGCATCAGCGCGGCGACGTCGAAGAACACGGCCTTGACGGTGAGCGGGCTGATCACGTCGCCGGCCTGGCGCACGCTCAAGCGGTCGCAGAACCCGCCCTCGGCCGGCTCGAACCCCTCGACCGCCCGCATGCCCGCCCGGGCCAAGCTCCAGGCCTGGTCGCGGTCGAAGGCCGCCGACTCGATGAAGATCCGCAGGCGCAAATCCCAGGCCGGCAGGCCGCCCACCTCGAGGCGGGTCGCGTTGAGCGGCCCGGCAAAGATCCAGGGCAGGTCCGGCTCGCCATCCGCCGGCACGTCATCGTAGATTTTTTCGCCCACCACCGCGCTCACCGCCGGCGTCGCCCGCAGACGGCCCAGCACCGCGTCGCGCAAGGTCAGCTCCGGCGTCATGTCAGGCCCTCGCGGTTGGCCGCCTCGTTGATCAGCGCATCCGCCGCCAGGCCGCGCTCGGCCATCACCTCGTTGACCGAGGGCCAGAAATACGGATGCGGGGGCGTGCCGGGATGGGTGCGGCGGGCGCGCCGGTTGGCATCCGCCCTCCGGTAGCGCCGGCCGGTACGCGGATTGACCGCCAGCGCCCCGTCCGGGTCGCGGGGGCGGAAGTAGGCCGCATCCGCCACCCGCTCGCCGCGGATCCCCGGCCGGGTGCCGTGCTCGACCAGGAAGGCGTAATCCAGCTCCCGCGGGTCGCGCGGGTTGACCGCGCTCGCCTGCACGCCCCACACGCCGTCGACCTCGGTGGCCTCGATGCCGGAGAAGAGCCGCCCGGTATCCTGCGGGACCCGGGCGCGGGCGCGCTCCACGATGTCCTCGGCCGCCTGCCGGTCGAGGGCGCGGCTGCGCAGGGCGAGGTGCAGGCCCATCCGGGTCAGGCTGGTGACCAGGGCGTCGACCCCGGACACGGCCGCGTAGCCGAGCCGGGCGAGGCTGACGAGCTCGCCGATCACCGGCCGGGCTGCTCCAAGGCCGCGCGCAGGATGGCGTTGATCCGGCCCTGCCAGCCCGATCCCGTTGCCCGGAAGCCCTCGATCACGTCCGCGTCGAGCCGCAACGTCACCTGCCGCTTCGGATTGTCGAGCCTGGGACGGCCCCGGCCGCGGCTGACGAGGCGGCCGGCCTCGTGCCGGTCTGCCGTTCCCACATCGACCTCCGACAGATCCGGCAGGTCGTCGTATTCCTCCGCCTTAGTCCCGTGCGCGTCCAGCGCCGCGAGATCGACAAGTCCCGTCTTCTCGTCAAAGAAGGGAGGCGTATTTCTTTTGCTCGCGCTCATTGGCTTTCCGCATCGTGAAGACCCTGCGCCGATCGTCGCGCTCGGTCCATCCCACCACGACCATCCGCCCGCGCAGCCGGCCGATGGTGATGAAGCGCCGCTCGCCGTAATCGCGCCGCGTGTCCTCGAACGTGTAGGTCTCGCCTTCGAACACCTCGTCGGCCAACGCGAAATCGAGGCCGCGTTCGGCCAGGGTCCTGTCTCGCTTCGCGGGATCGAACGGCTCGATCATGTGATTTTTCGTAGTGCCAAGAATCAGCTTGGTCAAGGAATTATGGCACTACAATAAATTGGAAGGAGGCGAAACGGCTCATGCGATCACGTCGAGGCCGCTCGGCGGCGCGAGACGCTGAGCGAGAGCCAGCCGGAGCGATGCGCGATCGGCACCGACTCGATCGCGAAGTCGTGGCCGGCGATCACCACCCGGTCGGCCACGGTGAGGCCCCGCGTGCGGGCGGTCTCGCGCACGATCAGCGTGCCGTCGATCCCGTCCGTCACCGCCCCGGCCTCGACCAGGCGCCGGCCGGTCAGCGGGCGCCAGGCGCCCCAGGCCCGGAACAGGTCGGCATAGTCGCCCGGCACCTGGCGGCCGCCGCGGGTGACGAGGGCGCGGCGCCGGAAGGTGACGCGCCGGTCGAGCTGGCCCGGATCCATGGTCAGGCCTCCGAGGGCTGGTAGCGGGCGAGCAGGCGGGCGATGGTCGGGTTGTCGGTCAGCGTCGCGAGCTGCTTGCCCCCGCGGTTGTCGAACAGGTCGGCGGCGATGAGCAGGATCGCCGCCTGGATCGGCGGGGGCACCTCGGCGGGCGTGGCGTAGCCGGCGCGGAAGCGGATGCGCCAGGCCGCCGGGTCGGGATCCGCGGTCGGCCAGCGGGTGCCGGGTGCCGGCAGCAGGGCGAGGCTGCCGCGGCGGTTCGGCGACAGGCTGCGCCAAGTGGCGACCGGGAGGTAGGCGCCGCCGGTCAGGGCCTCGACCGAGAGCACCGCCGCCACCGGCGGCAGGTCGAGGAGGAAGCCCGGCGCGTCCCCGCACCCGCACGGGCCCGGCGCGGGCGCCGTCGCCTCCCAGGTCTGGGCGAGGAGAGCGTGGCGGAGCGCCCCGGACCAGCCGTCGAGATGCTCCTCGGCCGCGGCGAGGGCCGCCGTGACGGCCTCCGCCTCCTCGGTGTCGGGCTCGAGCTTGAGGTGGGCAAGCGCCCGCGCGAGCCCGACGACGCGGCTGGCCGGCGGCGTCAGCCGGGCATAGCTGAGCATCACGCGGCCGGCGCCGCAGCCGCGAGCTGCGCCGCCAGGGCCTCGACCTGGTGGCGCAGGGCGTCGCGGTCGGCTTCCGCCTCGGCGAGCCGCGCGGCGAGGTCCTGGACCTGCGCCCGCAGGTCCTTCGCCGCCCGCTCGGCCGCCTCGGCCCGGGGCGGAGCCTCGGCGAGGCCCGCCGCCTTCCAGGCCTCGCCGATCGCGTCCGGCACCGTGACGGTCTCCCCGGCCTGGTAGGAGAAGCTGTCGCCGGCCATGCCGGTGAGCATCCGCACCTGCATCGTCGTCGCCCTCAGCTCGCCGGGTGCTGGAACGCCTTGATGGCGTCGTTGCTCGCGTCAATCAGGTTGCCGTCGTGGCGCGACCAGGCGAGGAACGCCACCTGGCCCTTCTCGAGGTACTTGCTGTCGGCGAAGCGGAACAGCGTGACCGCCATCACGTCGCGGATCAGGTACTTCTTGAAGTCGCCGAACAGCAGCGAGCGGGCCGAGGCGCCCATCGGCGCCATGTGCTGGTTGACCGTGTAGCCGTAGCCCAGGATGTCGGAGGGGTCGCCACCGGTGACGCCCGGGCGCCAGAGCGGCCGGCCCTGGCCGTCCTTCAGCTTCTTGAGCGCCTTGAGCGTCGTGTCGTGGAACATCCAGCGACCGGAGGTCCGGTAGGCCGGATCGACCGCGTGCTCGAGGTCGACCAGGTCGTCGTAGGTGACCGCCGCGAGCTGGCCCGCCGCCCCGGCCTTGCCGGCGGCCGCCGCCGTGACCACGCCGCGGGGCTGGCCGGCGCCGGTGCCGGTCGTGAAGTGCCGGTTGGTGATGCGGGCGATGCGGGTGGCGAGCGCGACGTTGATGTAGGGCTCGATGTCGATGCGGCTGTCCTGCAGCAGCTCGAGGGGCACCACCACGGTCTTCGAGCTGTACTTGTAGGCGCCGATGCTCACCGTGCCGAAGGCGATGTCCTGGCCGCTCGCCGCCAGGCTCTCGCCCACGATCTCGCCCTCCTGACCGGTCTCGTCCACGGTGGCGTAGTCGATGGCGTTGCCGCCGTCGGTCTGGATCACGGTGGCGACCGCCCGCATCCCGCCGAAGGCCGCCATGCGCTCGAGCATGGTCTCGGCGAAGTCGCGCGGGACCAGGTAGCCGCCGGCCGCGCCGGTGCCGACGGACTGGGCGCCGTAGACCCGCTGCGCCTCGTCGCGGCGTGCCTTCACGTGGGCGCGCTGGTCGTCGGTCAGCGCCTCGGCCCCGCCACGGGCCCAGGCGGAAAAAATCGCCTTCTCGGCCCGGATCGTGGCGGCGTTCTCGTCCACCGAGCGGCCGTTCTTCTCCGACAGGACCCGGCCGCGCTGCTCGAGGCTGTCCTCGATGGTGAGCACGCGCTCGACCCGCGCGATCTGCTCGTCCAGGCGGTCGATCGCGGCGTAGATCGCGTCGACCTGGTCCTTCACCTCGGGGGTCCAGTCCTTGCCGGTCTTGGCGTCGAGGAGGGCGCGGGCCTCGCGGGCTTTTGCCGTGCGCTCCTCGCGCAGGGCCTGGATCGACTGGGTCATGGTGGGGCTCCGAAAACGACAAAGCCGCCCGGATGGGCGGCTCGCGAGGGTGGGAACGGGGGTTGGGTGGATCAGGCGGCGCGCTCGTAGAGGGCGAGGCGCGCGGCGTAGCGGCCGTGCTCGGCCGCCGCCGCCGCGAAGGTGTCGGGCGGGCGGTGGGCGAGGGCCGCCGGCGGGTTGCGGTAGGCGGCGAGGTTGAAGGCGTTGCCGATCGCCGCCGTCTCGGCCTTGCGGTCGGCCAGCCCGGCGGCGATCGCCTCCTCGGCCTCGAACCAGGTCTCGGCCTTCATCAGCGCCAAAACCTCGTCCTGCGGCTTGCCGGTGCGCCGGACGTAATCGGCCGCGATGGCGAGCCCGACCTTGTCGAGGAGATCGGCCGAGCCGCGCAGGTCGTCGGCGGTGCCGAGCGCCAGCGACCACGGCTCGTGGATCATCACGAAGGCGCCGGGCGCGATCGCGATCTCGTCGGCGGCCAGCATCAGGAACGAGGCGGCGGAGGCCGCGAGCCCGTCGACATGGGCCACCACCTTCGCCGGGTGCTGCTCCAGGGCGGTCTTCATGGCGCGGGCGCCGAAGACGTCGCCGCCCGGCGAATTGATCCGCAGGTGGAGCGTGCCGGCGGTGACGCCCTGGAGGTCGCGCACGAAGGCCTGCGGATCGACCCCGTAGGCCTCGCCGATCGCATCGTAGACGTAGAGCGTCGCGCTCTCGCCGTCGGCGGCCCGGACGAGGCGGTGGCCGGCGCCGCGATTGCTATTCAGGAGCTGGATCAGGCGGTGCATCGGCGGCGGGTTCCGGTGGGGTGGTCGGGGCCTTCCAGGCGGCGAGGCCGTCGCCGTCGGGGCGGGCGCGGTCGTTCTGCTTGCGGCGCACCTCGTTGGGGGTCATCCAGCCCGGGCCGGAGGAGCCGCCGAGCGCGAGGCGGTAGGCCTTGAACCGGCTCTCGATGTTGCCGCGCACCAGGACGTCGCGGTCGAACTCGCCGAGGAAGCGGGGCGGGTTGCGCCCCGGCCGGCTCGGCCGGCCGCGGCCGTAGAGCTTGTGGTTGACCTCGTCCTCGATCGCCACGAGGTGCGGATCGAGGGTGTAGGTGACGAAGCCGATGCCGAGCGCCTCGATGCCCGAGCCCCAGCTGGTCTCGTCCATGCCGAGCAGGAAGCGCGGCACGCCGAAGATGCGGGCGATGTCCTCGATCTGGAACCGGCGGGTATCGAGGAGCTGGGCGTCCTGCGCCGAGATCGGGATGCGGTTGTAGGTGCCGCCCTGGTCGAGGACGGCGGGGCCGGCGTGGCGGCCGGACTTGCCGAAGGTGCGGCGCCAGAAGCCGCGCAGCTCGTCCTTGTCGCCCTTGTAGACCTGCGGATACGAGATGTAGCCCGAGGGTGCGGCGTCGTTCTCGAAGTAGGACTGGGCGAAGCGGTCCGCCTCGATGCCGAGCCCGACGGCGGCGCTCATGGCGCGGATCGGGGTCATGGCGGTGACCCCATCCCACTCGGCCGAGCCGGGGACGTGCAGCACGTCGTCCTGGTCGACCACGACGGCGGTGCCGGTGTCGAGGATGAGCCGGTAGCGCAGGCGGTCGCCGGCGAGGCTCACCGCCACGCGCTCGAACGGGATCGGCCAGAGCGCCACGGGATCGCCGGAGGCCTTGCGCTCGATCCAGGTCACGGCGTTACCGCGCAGGAGCATCTGGGCGAGCATGGTGCGCAGCCAGAGCGTGCGGCTCAGGCGCGGGTTGGGGCGGATGCGCAGCAGGTCAGCGGCGGGGTGGTCGAGGCTCGGCTCGCGGTCGCCGTCGTCCAGCTCGCGGTAGGTCTTGAGCGGCAGCATCGCGGCCGCGAAGGCGATGATCGAGACGCAGCGATAGACCGCGGCGTGGCGCATGGCGGTGGCGGGCGAGACCGTGCCGGCGAGCCCGCCGGGGAGGAGGGCGTTCCAGGCCTCCGCGTCGGAGGAGAGGAAGGTGGCGGAGGCTTCGATTTCGGGCTCAACGCGCGGCCGGGCGGCCGCGCGGGGTGAGCGGCGCCAGAAGGGCATGAGAGCTCCGGGAAAAAGGGCTGGTTTTGAACGGCTAGGCAGACGCTTGAAAAGCAAAAAATCTTTGCAAATTTGAATGCAAAATTGCAAATTCGAAGTGGCTATAATCGTCAAACTAAGAATGGCTGAATGAACTATGACCGTTCATAGCAAATACGCAAATAGCTTCGCGCCGGTAAAGTATTTCCTTTCCTCATACCGCGCGCTTTGCGATGGCCGCAGCGGCGTACAGCAACTCGAAGAAAAAATCGAGACAGCGAATTTATTGTTGTCAGATTGGAAGGTCAATTGGATTGGAGCTTGTTCTATTTTGAGGGTCGCCATAGATCTATTGAAAATCGACGCAAAATCTTGTTTGAAACAAGAAATAAAAGATGAAATTTCAAAAGAGTGGATGAACATCAAGAAAAATAGGGAAGAACATGCGATCTTTTGGCAATTTCTCAAAAAGGAGCGCGACAGCATTATCCATGGATATGAATGGCAGGCTTACGAGGCATGGATGAAGCCGGATGGCACTTTTCGCGGGCCCTTATCTCTTCTGGCAATGAACGATGATGGTGCGCGGCCCGTCTTACGCATGAGAGGTGGCTTCTTTGAGGGCCACAATTCTCTTGATCTTCTCAAAGAAAGCGCTGATTGGGTTGAGGAAAGAATTATGAGCGCAATTCGTAGAGCGGGATATGATCCAGAAGAGTCGCGCGGTTTATTGAATTTCGAATTGCCCCCGAAAACAACTGAAAGTTTGCTTGGCGGTTTTCAATATAACAACAAAATAGAAAAATAACGTAGATAATCGATCATAATTATAATTCAACATAGCCTTTACCGACCCCAACCTCCTCGCCCGTCATACAGCGGGCGAGGGCCATCATATGCGCCACCGGCCCATCAATCTTGTTCTCCGGTCGCTGTTTCGTCGGGTAGACGTTGTCCTTACGATCAGGCTTGGCCACCACGTTCGATAGCATCCAGGTGAAGACCGGATCGCCGTTATGGGCGATCGCCCGCGCACGGATCAGCGCCTCCATCTGCTTCATCGGCTCGGAGAAGTTCAGCACCAGCGGCCGCACCTCGATGCAGGACAGGCCGGCCTCCATCAGCGCCGTCACCAGCATCGTCGCCTGGTGCGGGTCGTAGGCGACCTCCTCGACCTGGTGTTCGCCCACGAGGCCGCCGCGGCGCTGGCCGTCCGCGCCCTCGGGCCCGAGGATGGCGTCCAGGATCGCGCCGTAATCGATCATGTCGCCGTCGGTCTGCGTCAGCCAGGGCGGGGCTGCGTCGCGCCATCCGCGGTAATGCTCGTTCTCGCCGGCCTCGATCGTCGCCTCCGGCAGGAAGTAGAGGCCGAAGCGGGCGTAGTGGTAGCCCTCCGCCCGTAAGCCGGCGGCCGTCGCGCCCTCGCAGCGGGAGAGGTCGAACAGCACCTCGGCCGCCGCGATGTCGACCTTGCTGGCGAGGTCGAGCCCAATCCGGCACGGCTCGCCGCGGAAATCGGCCAGCGTCAGGCCGGGCCGGGCGCTCTCGATCCAGCGCTGCACGTTGAAGAAGGCGTCCCGCGCCTGCACCCAGATGTTCAGATGCTTGGTCTTGAACACCCCGGCCTTGCGGGCGTTCGACCGCGCCGCGCGCTGGCGCGTCACCAGGTACTCGCCCGAGACCGAGACGTCGAAATTCGGGTTGGCCTTGCGGAGCGCCGCTTCCGAGGTCCAGTCGTCCTGCGGGTCGATCGTGTAGATCAGGGCGAACAGCTCGGGATCCTCGAGCACGCCCTCGAGCACCTTCTGCGCCTCCTGCTGGAGCGCGTAGCAGGGGCCGGCGAGGTTGTCGCCGGCGGTGGTGATGATGATCAGCAGGGGCTGCTCGCGCGCGCCCATGCCGGTCTCCATCGTGTCGACCTGCTCGTCGGTGGCGTGCTCGTGGTACTCGTCGTGGATCGAGCAGGACGGCGAGGCGCCGTCGCCGGGCGTGCCGATCATCGGTTCGAAGCGCGAGCCGTTGCCGAGGATGTGCAGGTTCTTGGCGCCGACCGCGATCCCGAAATGCGAGAGGAGGGCCGGGGTCTTCTGCGCCATGAGCTTGGCCGGCCGAAAGACCTCCCAGGCCTGCTTCTCCGAGGTGGCGCCGGAATAGACCTCCGACCCGTACTCGCCGTCGGCGGCGAACAGGTAGAGCGCGATGCCCGCCGCCCAGGTGCTCTTGGCGTTCTTGCGCGGGATGAGCAGGAACAGCTTGCGGTAGCGGCGTAAGCCATCGGCCTTGCGCAGCCAGCCGAACGGCACCGCGATCATGAACAGCTGCCAGGGCTCGAGGCGCAGGCGCTCGGCCTTGCGCGCCCACTTGCCCTTGGTGTGGGGCAGGAGCTGCACGAACCGGCACACCTTCTCGGCCTTCCCCGGCTCGAACCGGTAGGGGAAGCCCGGCTCGTCCTGGCGGGCGAGGTCGTCCAGGTGGCGCTGGCAGGCCAGGCGGATCCATTTGCAGGCCGGGATCCGGCCGGCGACGACATCCCGGGCGTAGCCGTTCGCCTGGTCCACGAACGGGTGCGCCATCGCTCCTCACAGGTCGGCGAACGGGTTTCCGTCCGGCGGGGTGGTGGCCGAGACCTTGGACCGCGCCGCCGGCGAGAGGCCGAACTCGGCCAGCAGCGCCTGGGCATGGCGCATCGCCTCATTGCGCATCCCGACCTCGGGCCGGGCCCGGTGCATGGTGGCGCCGGTGGTGCTCACCGTCTGGTAGACCCGGCCCAGATCCTCGATGACCGCGGTGCAGACCTCGATTTCTTCCAGCCGCGAAGCGAGAAGCGCCAGCATTGCCACGTCGTCCGGCGAGGCGATCCGCATCCGGTCGGTGATCGCCGCGAGTTGGCCGAAGATCTCGGCCGCCCGCTCGCTCAGCCAGTCCGGCGCCTCGCTCTCCCCCTCGGACGCCACCGGCGCCTCCGGGTTCATCCGGCACGGCTGCGCGGTGCCGGCAAGCTGCTTCAGGGCATCCGGCTTCCGCTTACGCCCCGCCACTCCAACCTCCCCAGAAATCCCCTCCAAACCGCACGCACATTTTCCTGATTAAACAACCGGTCCGGGCGGTGGGGGCCTTGGGACTTTGGACCCGGGG